GGTGACCAGACGATGGTAGTATCATTAACCAATTGAAGGAAATCCTTATCGGTTGACATTATCACCGCCTGTTCATCTTCTTTAAGAATTTGTGTGGAGATATAAGCCATCACATCATCTGCCTCAACACCATCATAAATCATGGTAGTTAGAGGTAAACCATGTAACATTTCGTTTAACCAAACGAATTGTCTTTTCATGGATTCTCTTTCATCCTCATCGTTCATCAAATCAGCGTACTGTCTGTTAACTCTGAGTTTGTTTGAATCTCGTTGGGCTTTATATCCACCAAACGCCTTCTTTCTTCGTTGGGAACCACCTTTCCCATCAAATACTACAACAACACGAGATGGTTGAGTTTGTCTAATGGCATAACCAATAGATTTAAGAGTACCTGTTACACCACCAACATGGTCACCATCATCATTCATAGTAGGAATGGATGACCAACATCTGATAAATGTATTTAAACCATCAATAATTAATACACGAGAATTCTTGTGTCTATTGATATTCTGGTCTCGGTCTCTTTCAACCGAATCTAAAATGTTTTTGTAGAGTTGTTTCATTACAATAGAACTTTATCGTTAAAATAAGTTTCTAAAGCTTCCAATCTATCATCAGCATCTACTAATAGTGATAAAGCCTCTTCAGCGTTTTTGTAGAAATCTTCAGTAGAATGGTCTCCAATACCAACTGCCTTTTGGTCTAATAATTCGAGAGATAGAAGTGCTTTGGCTTTATCGGCCTCCGCACTTGTTCTCAACATATCAACTAATTTACTCATAACTTTTAATCATTTTCTTCAGCACCTTGGGAATCAACTTCCATCGAATCAATATCAAGTGTATCTGATTTATATTGTAAGATAGTTTCTTCACAAATCTTTTTGTAGATTTGTTCTCGCAAATCATCTCTATCATCCATCAAAGGAATAAAATCCTTAGATTGGAATTTCAGTTCTTCACCTGTTTCTGTATCAATGTAAGTGTACCAAGCTCCTGCTTGTTTAACTAATTTGTTTTCTTTCATGACTCCTAACCATGAACCATAGTTATCGATTCCTCTATCAAAGTAAATTTCAAAATCCGCCGCTCTTAGAGGTGGCCCCATTCTGTTTTTAATTACTTGACAACGAACCTTCATCCCAACAACCTTATCTTGGCCGTTTACCTTTTGTTTGATTTGTCCCATATTCTTCAATCTCAATCTTACAGAGGCATGGAAAGCAAGAGCTTTTCCACCTGAAGTTGTCCATGGGTCACCAAACATAGCATTCATTTTTTGTCTTAACTGATTTGTAAATACCAAAGAGATTTTCTGTCTACCAATCATATTGGTAATCTTTCTCATCGCCTTTGATATGATAATTGCTTTATCAGTAGCATATCCATCTTTGTTGTAATCTGCTGCTAATTCATTCTTAGTTGAAGCAGCTGCAACTGAATCTACTACGATAGTAACCAATTTATCTTTATCAGTTTGTCTAACTTTTTCAATGATTGTTTCAGTAAAATCAAAAATTTGTTCAACTGAATCCGCCGATACATAGAGAAGTTTAGAAACGTCAACACCGATTGCTTCTAAAAATTCTCTACTTACCGCAGTTTCTGTATCAATAAGAACAGCAACTCCACCTTGTTTTTGGGTTTCCGCTAACAAGTGAGCCGATAGTAATGATTTACCACTCTGTTCTAAACCTGTAACTTCTGTAATTCTACCAACAGGTAATCCACCATAAGGGCGATTGGAAATGGCCACATCCAACATAGCTGCTCCAGTCGAAATCCAACCTTGAACATTTGTTGGTGCTTCATCTGAGTCCAAAAAGAAAGCAACTTTTTGGTCTTTCGAATTTTTGTTTAGCTCACCCGCCAGGATGTCCGCTAAATCCATTTCTTTTTTCGCCATTTAGTAAATATTAGTTGTTAAATAAATCATCAAAAGCTGCAGCTACATCATCAGTTTTTGTTGAAGTTGATGTTGTAGCAGGTTGAGGAGTTGATTTTACCTCAGTAGTTGTTTGAGTTGAAGTTGAAAGAGATTCTTGTGAAACTGATTCTTCACCACTTTCTTCGTTAGTTGGGTTTAACCAACCTTCCAACACTCCTTTTAATTCATCATAAGATAATTCTGAATATAAATCAGTAATCTCAGTTTGTGATTCTAAAAAGTTTGTTGCTCTTGATTCATCTTCACTCAAAGGTGCAGTAGATGGTTTTACCCGAATAGTAGTAGTAGGATATGAAGTACCAGCTTCTTCTGCTGATTTGTACTCGATTGTTAAATCTCTACCACTTGTTGGGTCGGTGATATCACCATAATCAGGGTCAGCAATGTAACCAAGAATTTCTTGATATACAGTTTTACCAAATCCCCAAAATCTTACTCCTTCACCTTCTTCACCTCTAACGATAACAGGTACGAAAGTTCTTAACTTTGGTTCCATAGCTTTTGCAGCTTTCCAATCATCTTTATCACCCATTCTTTTTAGTTTATCCGCAAACTCTACAATAGGGTCAGGTCTACCAAAAGATTGTGGTGAAAGATAAGTTTTGTTGTTAATGTTGTAGTGAAAATAAAGTTCAATGAAAGGATTATCTGGGTTGAACTTATAGGGAACTATTCTTACTTGATGTTTCCCTGGTGTTGGTTTCCACAAAGCATCTGTTTTTCTTTGTGTGTTTTGTAGTTTGTTCAGTCTACCTCTGATTGCGTTAATGTCTAAAGCCATAATAACTCCGTTTTAAATGTTAAATAATTAATGTTTAAGTTTAAATTTTGAGTGCTAAACTAACAACACTCGGTGTATATATAAATATAACAAAACTCAAAAAATACACCGAATTTTTAAGTTATTTTTTATGTGTACAAAGATACGAAATTATTTTTAAAGTTCCAAATAATTTCGTATTTTTTTTAGTAACAATCCCAATATTGTTCAACTGTTTGTTGATTTGATTGTTCAGCCAAGATATCATACGCTTCATCCGCTGTAATACAAATCTCTTCTCCATTACGAACAACATAAGCACATTCATCACCAGTTAAACCACAAGTAAAAAATCCTTTAACAAAATCCATAGTTTTAAGTTTTAAATAAATAATTTATAATTTTTTTCTTCGTTTGTTGCCGCTACTTCATATGGATGATTGTCATATCTGTAACCCATATTGTAATATCTTTTCATCCAAGTTGGTGATTGAAGATAATGCTGATATTCATGAACCAAAGTTTCTATAATATGTTTTCTACTTTTCATCTTTGGATAGTAAAGAACAATTGAGTTATCAATTGAATCAAACTCTGCATCTGGTGATTGTTCTCCCATTGAACCATCATCTTCTTCACCACTCAATCTACCATAGATTGAAGTTTCATATTCGATATAAGGAGTTACTTCAGGAAAGAACTTTGAATACCCATAATACTTTTCAATCTTTGGATAAACTTCGTTAACTATTTTTTGAATTGTTTCTAACTTCATATCTTAATCATTTACATAGTAAATATACGAAAAAATTTTGGATTATACAAGCTTTTTCGCAATTATTTTTGTAATAAAAAGTTTCTAAAATCTACTAAAAGGTCTTTCTTCATATCATTAGATAGACCATTAGCCTTTATATCATCTAATTGTTTTTGAAGTTGTTTGATTTTTCTATCTCTACTCATAAGGTACTTAACTAAAGTTCCTTTGTGTATTGATTGGTAGAGGGATTTTGAATAGTTCATATCTTAATTATTTACATAGTAAATATACGAAAAAAATATGAAATATCCAAGCAAAAAGTGAATTATTTTTGATTAAATTCTATTACCTCGAAGATTCTTGTAGAAATCTTTTTTGTTCCTTCTACATTGGTAACAATGATTGAGTTTTTGAATTTATCCCAATCGATAGAAAATGATTTATCTAATACACCATTGTTTTCTTCTTTTACTAATTCGTTAAGTGCGTTGATTGTATAAAGAGTATTGGATTGTTTCTTTCTATGTACTAATATAGTATCACTCAATGGTCTTTCAGGTTTATACTGAGTATCTATATTATAAGTAACAAAGAGTTCATCCAAATTTCCCTTATTCTGCAGAACATATATGTAGTTGTAAACTATGTGATATGTTTCTCTAATAAGTTGTAGGGTATTTTGAAGTTCCTCTTTAGTTGTAAAAGTACAGAGTAACTGAGTTTGCATATTAATCCTATCTCACTATTATTTTATACTACTATAAATATAAAATTGTTAAACGAAAGGATTAAATCCTACATTTAATCGTATTTACCTCGATATATCGTTGTTATTTGGAAGTTCTTCTTGAATCTACCTTAGATGCAATACAATCTCTCATATCAGAACCAAAC